ACCAGCATACGAAAAAGACATAACTGATGGATCCATAGGGGGATGATGGACATCATCTGCAATACCTACAAAGCATTCTTCTAATACATCCCAATCATTATGTGAATTAATCATACAAAAAATGCTTCTAGCGAACTCTTTCTTTCAGGTGACCATCCAATGACTTTAAGTATCTCACTTAAAGGATGCCTAAAGGATTTCTCAAACTGCTTATCATAGTCAATATATTCATGAAGATTAAACTCTTCAGGTAAACCTTCCATCATAGCAATAACACTATCACGAATAGGATTAGGTTCCTTAAGATATACAAACTTAATCTTCTCACCTTCTTGAATAAACGGATACTTGTCTTGAAGTTTCTTCTCTTTTAAGAAATGATTATACAAACGAGTAGCTTTAACATGTACGGGAGTACCTTTAGCATAGAGTTGAGTACCTCCATTATACTTTTCAATACCTTTTACAGATCTAGGAAAAGCAATATTCTCTATAGGTTCTTTCTCGAACTGCTTTCTAAAGTCAGCAATAAAGTTTTGAATAGCAGCTTCGTCTTCGTTTATAATAATGTCAAAAGACTTCTTAAGTTTATCTCTACAAGAAGTAGGAGTAGAAGACTTTACAGATTCAATACCCATTACCTTAAGCTTAGGTTCAGTATACCTAACACCTTCGTTATCATGAACGTTAAGAATATAATGCTTCTTACCAGTCCAGATACCTTTATCAGCAAGACACTCTCGTTTCATAAACATCTTCTGATCAAAAGCATTCATATACTTTGCAAGATCAGCATAACCGTCATCAATGACCTTTTGTAACTTATCTTCACAGACTTTATCCATAAAGTCTATAACTTTAGACTTATCAGGATTCTCAGGAAATACTTTCTTGACTAATCCATCCAAAGTAATATAGAGGGAGTCAGTATCAGATGCCAATACATAATCAACCTCCTTCGTTTCCAAAATTTTATTGAGATAATTATTGACTGTAGTTTCAGCCCATCTGATACTGAGCTGACCCCCTAACGTAATAGCCTCACTAATTCTCAAATCATAAAATCTAAAATGCGGATTACCGAAAGCACCATAAACGCTATTAAGCATTATCTTCATAGCTAGCTGCTTATTATGAAGCGAATCCGCTTGCTTCTTTAACTCTTCTATCTTTACAGGATCCTTTTCGATCTCTAATTGCTGTTTAGCCTCAATCATCCTCTTCTTGAATATAACCCTATTGTCATATTTCTCTTGCATCAATCTAGGTAAGAAGCCTTGAACATCTTTTCTAAAACCTTGACCACTAGCAGCAATAGCTATATCCTTGTCATAATACTTGTTAAGAGTGGTTTCCTTATTCAACAGCTTATCCACCGAAGTATGCTCTACCATACCAGAGAGAATGGTCTCAGGGCTCACATTGTATTGCATAATGAGATGAGGATACAGACTATTAAGGTCAAAGCTTACAACCCAATCATGCATACCTGCTTGTACGTCCTTAACATGCGCACCTGTATACGCTTTATTCTTTGTATTGTCTTTCTTCGGAGGTACAACAATATTTCTATTCATTAGATCATTTGAGAGAATAACATCCCACATCATAACCATTCCAAAAGTATCTTGATAATTAACTTTAGCTTCATAAGCTAGAGATACAATCATATCTAGCAACTTCTTCTTTTCTTCTAGTCGCTCTACCAACTGTACGTCTTTAATATTATAGTCAATAAACTTCTGAAAGTTCTCTTTGTATAAGGTGTGTAAGTTTCCGTACTCTTCGAAAGATAATTTTCTTTCACCTAATTCAACAGAAGCAACATAGTCAAGTCTATAGCTCTCAGAGGGAGGAGAGTTCCTTCTATAAAGGTCAATATAGTCAATAACAGAAATACCAATAAGGTCATGAAAGGTCATTTCTCTTCCACGAACAACAGTAGTACGTTCGTTAACTAATCTCCAAGGAGATAACTTACGAGCTTCTTTTAAGTCAAATAGTCTTTGAATACGATTATAAAGAAAAGGAATATCGAATATCTGAATATTCCAACCGGTAATAATATCCGGAGCAAGCTTCCCCCAGAACGAAAGAAACTCTTGTAGCATATGTTGTTCATCAGCACAATGAAAATACTCTACATTATCATCATGTACTTCATATTCTCTAAAACCAAAAACATAATAGTTACCATTACAACCAACAGTAATAGCTTGCACCTCTTCAATAGCAGAAACAGGATCAGGAAAACCATTCTCTGAACCAGTTTCTATATCAATATTTGCTACTTGCAGTTGATCGAAGTCATAATCAATTCCTCTATCTTTAGGAAAGTTATCATATATCCAGTTGTACCTCCAGGTAGTCATTCCGTAGATCTCAAAGTTATCTACACCATCATATCTACGAATGAAGTCTCTAGTTTCTTTTATTGTACCGGGTTTAATCGGAGCCAAATACTTACCGTCAATAGATTTGTATTCGGATTTGTCTCTGGTAGGAACAAAGAGGGTGGGATGATATTCAATTCTATCATCGAATCGTTTACCATCCTCATAGCCTCTTACTAATATATGATCACCTATTTGATGTACATTAGTATAAAATTTCATTTATCCGTTTTTGGAGTGTAATAGAACTCGATCTTATCGAATTTTTCATCTAAAATTTTGTGGCACCATAATATGTTACCGTCAATCCATGTGCGCTTAGCTATAAATGCACCTATAGTATACAGGATTTGAAGGTAGAATAAAAGTAGAATCTTCATAAAATCCTCTCATTTGATGATTCCTTCCTTATACTCAGTCTTTCCGTTCACTCTCAAAGCAGTCATTACTTTCTGTCTATTTTCTCCGTTTGTCTTATAAGAGCAGTGAACCCATCCGCTAGATGGCTTCCCCTTCTGATAAAACTCTAATATCAATTGATCAAACTCTAAATTGTCTCTAATCCATTCTGCTAATTCGTCATTACCAATTCTACTGCATTCAAAATCTACTGCTTCTCCATGGCAATGCTGAGACTTAGAAGAACCTCCAACCGCTTTATTCAAATCAGGGCCTCTATAACCTGAATTTACTCTTATAGGGCCAAATTTATCTCGACATGGCTGTAAAACATGATTTGCTACATTAACGAGATTGACTAAGACTTGATCATTATCGGGCGCATTTTCTATGCCCATTCTGTCAGCGGTTGAACTTTTAATGAGTTCTGGCAAAGTGAAATTAGGGGCTACTCTTATATCGTCAGCTTCAAGCACTATTACTCCTAATAAGGGGTCGTTGGTTCTATGTTTTTATTTATAGACAACGACCCCGCCGTTCCGAACTTAGGAAATCTTTTTCTTAAAGAAAGAAGACGCGTCTTTGCCTGTTACAATTGGAATAGACTTAGCTTTCTTTTCTTCCGGGATAATCTTCTCCATAGTGACAGTTAACATACCGTCTACTAAAGCAGCTCCCTTAACGATAATATCGTCAGAAAGTGTCCATGACCTTTTGAAAGAACGTCTAGCGATTCCCTGATAAAGGAATTCTTCATCTGATTTTTCAGATGTTGATTCGACGGTTAATACACCATCTTCAACATTCACTTTAATATCCTCTTCACTTAAACCTGCAACAGCAAGTTCAAGGATATAATTTTCTCCATCTCTTTTGAGATTGTAAGGAGGGTAACCTCCCTGATTTCTTTCGATGTTTGAGTTAAATAATCTCTCAAACATTGAATCAAACCCTAAAGTGGTTTGAACCATTTGATCGAAATGCTTAGGGTTAGAAAAGAGTGAAATAGCGTTAGGTGTAAGTAACATAGTTCTCCTTAAAAAGCGAGAATCAGTCCCTCCATCCCTCACCATTGAGCAGATGTTCGAACCGATGTTTAATAACAATCCATAACAACTCTGTTATGGAGTTAGCTGAGTATTCACCTACAGGTTTATCCTCGTAGGTTACTTTGAGTCTGAAATCTTTCATTTACCAGTACTTCCAAAACCACCATCTCGGTCAGTCTTTTGTACAGGTTTAATGTCAGTGTCTTCAATCTCATAACTCTGCATTTTAACAAGTTCGCCTTGCGCGACCCTGTCGCCATTATTTATAACGATAGTCTGAACATCAGACAAATTAACTGCTGCTATAAACAATGGATCTACGTAATCAAAATCAATTACGCCTTCGCAATTAATCAAGCTTAATCCTTGTTTAATTGCTGATCCCGATCTAGGATGTATCCTTACTGAATACCCTGCCGGAATATCTAGAATCATCCCTGTAGGAATCAATACTCTCTCAAAGGGATGAATAGTTATACTAGCGTCTTTTCTTTCTATGAAAGACTTTTTATTATCGCTCCATTTCTGGTAGCCTTGCTCGGGGTCATAATATGCATGAATGTCAAAGCATGCAGAACCCCGAGTTGAAAAAATTGGACTTTTGACATTATCAAATAATTTATGTACCTTCAGTTTTAGCATCATCAGTTTTTTTATTTCCAATATTATATTTTGCTACTAAATTCCAATCGTCTTTTTCTTTAAATGAGATAATTTTTAGCTGGTTAATAGGTACCACATTATCTTTAACCTTATCAGTATCCACTACTTGAATGAGGTCCCATTCAGCTAATAAATTGACTATCGTATTTCTTCTCGCTGCATCATTGTCTGAAAAGTTAGAGGGCTTTCCATCTAACATAAACAACTCTTTAAAATGAACTATGTAGTAACGACTTTGCTTATGTAGGATATGACAACTTTGATATAGAGTTTTATCCTTCTTAGATGCAACACCTATCCTTGTCAAAGTCTCTTTTACTTTTAGAAAATCATCTGGTTGTTTTAGTTTAATTTCAACGAGTGCTTCGACCTCTATGCTCATTGCGCTCCTTCAATCCACCTGTAAATAATTTTTGCCTGAGAGTACTTAAATCCTCATCAGTGAATATATCAACCACTTCCCTTGCTTTCTGCAAAGAGTAACCATAATATTCAACAATAAGGTCTATAGCTTCGTACTTCTCTGCTTTTAGCCATCGACCAAATCTATTCTTGGGTCTAATGATATTTAGCAAATATTGGTATTGAAGTTTGTTATCTAGAAACGGCCTTATATTCATTTCATTAGCATGAAGTGCCGTATCTGAGGTGAAGCTTAAAGTTCTATTAATTAAGAAGGGTTTATATTCCCTTTCTAAATGGCCGTCAACATCATCCTTTAATAGATCTTTCTTTTGATAATTAATATCTTTTACAAAGTCAAAAGGATTCATTGCCATTCTCCTTCTACCATTATCTCAATCAAACAAGCAGTTAGATTGATCTGTTGATCTGCAGCAAATGCAGACTTATATTGATAATCAGCTAACAACAAAATAATAGGAGGTAACGTATTAG